ACCGTCAGCATAGATGGAAACCGTCTCCCCTTCCAGATGCCACAGGCCAGTAACCGTGGTGTCGGCTGGCGAACTGACTTCCGTCCACCCGCAATCCAGATGGAAGGCATCCTCCTGATCGTCGCCATTTGCCCACAGCTTCGTGCCAAGTTCGATGTACCGCTTTTCCATGCCGTTGATGTACCGCTGCACAACACAGTACAGTTCGTCCCGATCGCCTGTCGGGGAAGGCACCACGGCCACATCCTCGACAATCGGAATGAACAACCCAGCATCGTCGCTCTGCCCGCCAAGCTCGTGACGGTGCCAGCCAACCACGTCCTGATCCCGTTCGTAAGTGAAGCCCAGCAACACACCGTCCGAACGCGGGAACCACGCAATCGCCTGCGGCTGCTCTTGGTACGCGGCGCGCGAGATCGACGGCAGCGTGATGTGCTCGGCCAGGAGGGTCATGTCGGGCGCCTTCAAGCCGTCTACCTCGAACACGTAAGCAAGCTCGCGCAGCTTGCGGGCCGCACGCTGGACGAACAGCACCGCCTTACCCGACTTTATTGGCGCGATATCCGCGCTACCGTGTTTGGTCGAAGGCTTGCCGGTAACGTTCGTTGGCGAAATAGCTTCGCCCTGAGACGAGGGCCGGATCAACCACTCGCCGCGCTCCGTCCCGGCCAGCAGTCCCTTCTCGAAGTCCGACATCCAGCGAACGACGTTCACGTCGTCGCTGTTCATGGTGAAGGCCACCGCATTGTCGGCCGCCACCGTGCCGTCCACTGCTGACGGACTGAAGTTGGAATAGCGGCCGGTGCGCGATCCGTCAACCCTTTGCGGGTAGACCGCGGCGCCGCCCAGCCACAGCCGATCCTCGAAGAATGTGCCTGCACGCGGGAAGCCCGTGGTGTTGCTCCAGATACCGAGCCGCCAGTTGACCTTGGCGCTTGTGTTTGTCAGCGTGGCAAGGACCGTAACCGTGACTACCGTTGTGTTCGTTCTGGCCGTAACCAAGACGTAGCCCCAAGCCGTACCTTCCAAGATGCGAATCAACCGTCCGACATCCGTTGTCTGGAAGCCGGTGTCGTTGTTGATCCCGGTCACGGCACTTGCGGTAAGCGTCACGCCCGCACCCGTGGCGGCACTCGGCGTCAACGTCGTAGCCGTAGCATTAAGCGAATCGTAGGGGCCGTCCGTGAACACGATGTCCGACAGCGTCCACGAGAGAGCAGACACCCGGACAAGCTGCTGCGGCGGAAAATCAGGATGCAGGATGTAGAGCACATCGGCGGACTGAATCACCCGGATCTCGGACAGATCGGCCTCTGTGAACGCAGTTGTCACCTGAAATATCTCGGCCACCGTGCCGGCGCTGGAATAAGTATCATAGTTCGTGCTGTTCACGTCCGTCGCTACGCCCTCGATATACTCCTCCAACTCGAAAGTGTTGAGGCCCGTATTGACGTTCGAGACGATGAACTCGCGGTTATTCAGTTGCGTCATGCCAACCACGCCGGAGATATAGACTCGATCGCCATTCGCGTAGGTGTCCGCGCCAGAGTAGGTCACGACGCAGACAGCCGCCTTCGTGGCCGCGGTGATGGCCTGCGTTGCCTGCGTTAGAATCCCGTGACTTGAAATGAACCGGATGTACAGATTTCCAAACTCAAGGATGTACGTTTGGGTGATGCTGTACTGGAACGGGAATACGCGCGTCAGTTTATCCGAAAATTTGACCTCCTTTAAAAAAGATGTGCCGGGGCGGCGTGTGATGCCGCCCTGCACCAGTGGCACCCAATTCAGACAGGTATAAAGACCGTTGCCTCGCTTGGCAAGGTCCGTGCGCGCGATGAGGAGCGGGCTGAGTTCCCCAGCGTTAAACGAGGACTGAATGAGCGATTCGCGGGCCACTACTGATTACACCGCAGCCAGTCGTCGTCAACCGCCTCGGTCGGATCTTCCTCCATCGCACCCACGAGCTTCGCTTCGGACAAAAGGGTTTTCAGGTCATCCTTGATGTCCTGCTTGGCCGCAGTGCTGCCGGTGACTTCCTTGCATGTCTCGTTTGCCATGTCGTGCGCCAAGACTTCAAAGAACAGCGCATCCCACTGCGTCGGGTCGGTGATGTCCGCGACGTAACGGAACTCCAAGGGGGAAGAATCGCCCGTGACGATGAACAGTTCCTCGATCTTCCAGTCCTCGCGGACATTGGGCACGTCGCCATCGCGCAGCAGGCGCAGGAAGTCGTTGGGTTTGCCGTACCGATTAAGGTCGCCCCACAAGGTCTGATCGCCGTCGGCGGCCACGCTCGCGCGTTTGATCGCAAACGTCCAACGGTATTTTCGTAGAAGCGCCTGCCGGCGCGGCTCCAGCACGCGCGTCATCGTACGGGCGTTCGGGTGATCTTGGGACAAGCTCTCAATCCCCTGCGAAACCCCGAGGATCTGGAGAGCACGGTTGGCAAGACTCACTTCACTGGCGGCCATGCTAAACTCCTGCTACGGCCGCGGCAGGCGGGGCGCGGAACTCCCCGATGCGGCTACTCGACTTCGGCGTCGAGAACCAAATTGTAGGTATCGACTTCGACAACAGGATCGAGCGCGGCAAGAACTTGGAACACAGCCGTCAGTGTCTTCGTTTCACCGCTCTTGAACTCGAAGAAGAAGCCGGGGCCGTGCGGCTCGTATAACGTCGGCGTGCCAATCGGGACCGGATACCCGGCCGGACAATACTGATAGGCCGACGCGCCGGCCGTATAGGCGCCGAGCGTGTTCTGCCAGCCGCCGTCGTCGAACAGGAAACGACCAACAGCCTTGGACCGCTGCAAACCCGTGAGCGGGAAAGAGACATTGTTGCCGACAGCCGCAGGAACGTCGGCCGTCTTGAACAACAGCATATCGAAGTTCAGGCCAACGACTACGACAGTGCTGTCGGAAACAATACCGACACCAGCACCAAAAAGACGCCCGCGAGAGAAGCCTTCAAAACTGAACGTCGGCCGGACAACGGAGCCAGCCGTCGCGTGATTGCTGATCTCGTCGCCAGCGGCGAATACGACCGTAGAGGCTTCCCGAACGAACGACGACGTTACGCGGACGATCTTGCCCATGTTAGATCGGGGGCCAGGCGGCTTCGACGATCTTTGCTTTCAGCTTTTCGATGTGACGGAGCAGCTTGCTCCGACCGTCGGCGCCCTCGTACTTCGTTTTCAGGTAGTACAGGCCGATGTCAACGGACGCGGTCATCGTGTCCACGTCCTTCGTCGTGATGTCCACGTCCTTACCGCCAGCGGTGCCGGCTACGCTGGTCGCCATCTCGGTCGTAGTCAGGGAAAAAACGGTTGCTTCGTTTGCCATGCCTACCTCCGAAAGAACTCGTAGAACTCACCCGGAGCCTTGTGGACTCCGGGTGCCAAGCAACAACTCACTCGTCGAGAATGTAATCGACTTCCATCAGCGCGTCAACCGGCGTGCCGATGACCGTAACGATCGCCGCGGCGATGTCATACTCGACATCGCCCGTGGCGCCGGCCGTGCCAACAGCCGTGACAAACCCGGCCGCAAGCGACTGCGCACGAAGCGCCGGAGTGAACACCGTCGCCGTGTCAACCCGCCCACGGATCAAGCCCGTGGTGACGGTGACCGCCGAGAAGGCGTCGTCGTCGATTGCAATGCCGTCGGGACGATACAGACCGACCTTCAGAGCGCCAGTCGTGGTGGTCGCCATAGTCAGGAACACACCCAAAACTCGGGCGCGGGCCGGAATACGGACAAACGTGTACCACTGCGCCGTGGTGCCGCCGGTAAAGTTGGCGGCGAGGATCAATCCCTGCGCGGTACGAACGCGAGCACCTTTCTCAAGCTGGTTGACCTTGACGGCCGGGACCGCGCTCTGATCGGTGACGATTTGTGACGAAGATACGAGAGCCATGTCAGCATCCCCTTAGATTTGGTCGTCGCAGTTGATGCGGATGACCTTGCCGGCCTGCAAACGGGTGCCGCCAATCGTCATGTTGGTGTAAACCTGCCAGGCGTTGCCCTTGTCGGGACGCTTGTCGATCGACGCCATCAGGTCTTGCCAAACGCCAAGGTGCATGCCACTCTTGACCCACGCCGTGATCAGCCGGTTGCCTGCGGTGATCGCCACGCGCTCGGTCAGGGCGAATTCGAAGCC